CACCTGAGGTAAAGTCGGATAGCTCTTCATCGGTTCTATCATCTTTTAGATAGGATTTCAACTCATCATTTATTAAAAAAGTTCTTCTTGCAGATTTTGAGGCTTGACTACCTCTGTCTTGAGCTATACGCAACTTTTGTTTTTCTTGTGTATTTGCTTCTGAGTTCTTTTTATCAAGTAAATCCATTAACCATTTTGCAGATACTAATGCAGCTGCAATTCCCAAAAATACTGGATTTGTTAATATTGGTAATAGTGTGCGAAGTGCGCCACCCAAACCTTTCATAATATCTAAACCAACACCAAATATTTTTCCCAAGTTTTCTGTTGAAAATATGGTTCCTAATACTCCAGTTATAGCTGCTGCAATCGTTGTTCCCATACCCATTATTGAACCTAAAATTCCTTTATCTTCTTTTTTAGGCGCTTGTTGTGTAGGTGAAGTGGAGGGTTTTGTTTTTTCTTTACGAAATTGAGTTTCGTAAGAGGCTTCATTCTCACTAGCCTTCTTGAAGAACATGTCAGCACCTTCTCTTGGAGTGCCACCTTGTAGTTTAACCAATTTGCCAATATTTTGCCTCATCACATTCATATCTCTGGCCATACTCGGTAGAGACATAGAATTTTTAGCAGAAATTGTAGAGCTAATTTTCACATCTCTAAATTCTGAAATTAAACCATCAACATTTCCTAAAGAAGAACTCTGTGTAGTTGAAAGTTCTTTCACTTTGTCAGCTGGGGTTGCTTTGTAAGCTTTAAATACTGAAGGCAGGGCCGCAGCTAACAAGCCCTTTTGGTCAAACATTTGCCTTGGATCAATTTTTTCCAAAGCTCTTTTACCAAAAGTTGATGCTAGGCCTCCGCCTTTTGCCTTTTCAGATTTATAGATTTCTGCTAATCTACTTGTTTTATCTGCCATTTGCAACCCTTTGTTGTTCTAATCTTTGTTTTTCTTCTTCAAGGTGCTTCATTAACATATCGATATAAATTTGTCTTTCCCAAGGTATCATATTATCCAATTCAGTCAAACTATATTTGTGATACTGCATCAATGCAAAATTAGTTTGATAATAGTTTAATAAACTATCATGGGAAAGACTTATACGAAAAAATTTTGAATTCCTTCTAATACAATATCTTCTTCATATTTACATTTTGCACATTTAAATTCTAATTTCTTTTCAAATTTTGGCATTGTATTAAAGAATTTTTGAATTTTTTCTAAATCATCTTGTTGCATACTATCAATAAAGTCCATTAATTCTTCTCTTGTAGCATCTTTTGAATAGTAAATTTGGTTATCATCATAAATGTAATCTATACATTTAACAATTAGTTCCATTATTCCATCAAGGTCGTTTAGATTTTTAACATTAACATCATTGACCATTTGAAATGTTGGATACTTCATTACTAATCCAAGTTTGTCAGTAATAACAATCTTGTTTGAATGCTCTTCACTCATTTTTGGTTGCAATTCTAATATGTTCAAATCAAATTTTACAACCGAATTGCAAGGTTTATCATCTACTGTATTGTTGCAATTGTATCTCAAATTTACAACCTCACCTACAGACCTAGCTCTTAGTTGAATGAATAGATGTTCAAGGTCAAAAGTTGGTAACTCATCAATGTCCACCTTACTTAATAGGCAATTGTTTAGAATTTGTTTAATGATATCGACCGACTCTTTAATTTCACCCGATTCGGAAGCCATTAAAAATAGTTTTTGTTCTTTCACAAGAAACGGTCTAAATTTTACTATTTTGCCTGTTGAAATTAGTTTAGTCTCATAAATCGGCACATCAATTTTTGGTAAAGCCATATTATATCCTCACGTTTAAAAAATAACTCTGGTTGCTGGTGTAATTAGTCTCTCTGAAATACTAGTACCAGCTTTGTCGAAGAATCTGGATGCTTTGTCTCCAAATAGTTGAGCTGCAGCAGCTGCAATATCATATTGACCTTGATAGACCACACGATACTTTTGATAAGCAAATTGAATCGTTAGCCTATGAAATCCTTCTTCAGACCAAGATAAAGGTTGCGATACAATTGAAATTGGAAAAGCATCAATCATTTCAATTGCATATATTTGTTTGATGAAATCATCATACTGAATAACTTTAATGTTAGTCATGTAGCGAGTGTCTTCACCTTTTGGAAAACGCAAGTTATTGGTATCAGATGGCATAATTGCTTCGATCCAACGGTCAAATAACTTACGCTCATAAAATTCATTTGTACACAAGAATGTTAGTGTTGTAGTTCCATCTTGGTATTGTGTTTGATATGGAACTTTAAATATTGGTCCATAAATTTTAACATCAGCAGTCACTAAAGATTTACCAGGCAATTCAGCACTCTCGCATTGTAGTGCCAAATATCTTGAAATGGCAGCATTACTGCTTTTGCCTTGAGCATCAGCTGGCTCACTTCCTAAGATTTGATTGATAGCATCAGAAACATCAGTTACAATTGTATTTGGTAAATTAATTAGTTTTTCTAATGTGGATGTTTTTATAAATTTAGCAATGTATTCTGGAATAGGAAGAATAACCTCAAATCGGTTATTTTTAGCTAGACCATCTTTAGTTTTAATATTAGATAAAAATGATTGTGGTGTGAAAGCCATTAAAATTGTTCCTCAGATTCGGCATGAACTTTACTTGCTGTTGCGCCAACAAAACTTTCCATCGGCAGTAACGCAGCTATGTCCCATTCGTCAGCAGATATTTCCAAAAACCTTGATTGCACCTGACTAAAGAGATATCGTTTAATACAAGGCTGTGCTTCAAATATCTTTGAAGCGGAAGCCAAAGCGGCATAACTCAACCTTAACTTTGTAGTTTTATCGAATTTAGTATTATTTGCATAATCACTTAACTTATCCAATAAAATAATTCGTTGCTTTGGGTGAATGTAGTGTAGATTCAACCCTAAAAATCCATCATTGTATTGTTCTATTGGAAGTACCAATGGGAACCGGTCGTAGTATGGCATCGAACCTTTTGTCTTGGGATCATAAAAGTAAAAATACATTTTGCCGATTATGGTCGAATCACGTAGACGGATTCTATCCTGTAGTAACGCCTGGCGACTTGGCTTCAATTGAGTTACCTTAGATTGTAGCCATGCCCGTGCTTGGTTTGTTCTTGGAGTCAAACCTTGTTTTCTTAACGATTGATTTATTCTGTCTATTAGATACGCCATATTCTATTTATGTCAAAGACCAAGTTCTTTTTCTGTGATAACTTTAAACTGCCACCCATGTTCTCTACAGAATAAATCGGCTGCTCTCCACTTCTCCTGATTGATAGCATAAGTAGCAGCTTCTTGAATGAATCTTTGAGTCTTACGTTTCTGTACAGGCATCCTAGTTTGAGCATCTGGTTTGACCTCAAGTACCATAGTTTTTTCTGATCCACCCTTTTGTTTAACTTTGGCAACAAAATCAGGAAAGTACCTGTGCATTCTATTGTCCACAGGTGATTTGTAGGGTATTACCAGTTCCTCTGAAGCCCACCAAATGACATTTGGATTGTCATCAAAGTATTTCATCACTCTGAGTTCCCAACTGGAACGATATATGATGTTGTTTGCATTACCTTTATACTTGCTTGGATTTTTGGGTTTAAAGGTGCCTTTGTAGGTTTTGTTTAGGGTATTCATATAAATATATAGTACAATTCTTTAGGACTACGAATGGCATTATTCTCATTAACGGACATAAACTTTAATCCAGGTGGAAACCGTACCAACTTATTTAAGTCCAACTTCGATCAAGATAACCTTAGATATCCATCAGATTTAGGCGATATTGGCAAAGGACACTATATGGTGTTTTATGTGAATGTTCAAAGAAGGACACAATTTAAAGATTTTACTCCATCGACCAGAACACCAGCTACCATTAGTAACAGGACAAATGATGTTAGCAATCTTTTAAATGGTGTATATGATAGTGTGGTTGGATCAACAGCAAGAAGCGCTTCTTCAGAAGGCGACCAAGCATCACCAGCAAACTTTATAGGTGATGCTAAAAATTATTTAACAGGTGCTTTGAGTAATGGTGGTTTGTTTAGGTCTATTGTATCCACAACTGACAGCATCGCATTATACATGCCAGATACTTTGAATTTTACATACAATCAAAATTATGACAGTCCTTCAATGTCTGCTGAATTTGGTAATGTTGGAGCTGCAGCTCAAGGCGCAGCTGCTGGCGTAGATGCTGTAAAGAATTTTATTAATTCTGGAAAACAATTCTCAATTCAAAATTTGGCACCTTTTGTTAGTTCATTAACACCTTTTGCAGCTAAAGCTGTAACACAAGGATTAGGAGCAGTAAAGTTGGGTGGGGGTGCAGGAACTTTTGCAGCTTTGACCAATTTATCTGGTGGTGTTCTTTCTGAAAATCCACAATTAGAATTAATATATTCAAGTCCAGCAATGAGAGAATTTAGGTATTCATTTATGTTTTATCCTAGAGATGAAAGAGAATCAACTCAGGTACTAAACATCATTGATAAATTTAAATTTCACCAAGCACCAGAAATTTTAGGTGGAACTTTGGGTAGATTTTTGGTTCCACCATCCGAATTTGATATTGAATTCCATTACAATGGAAAAGTAAATCCAAACCTTCCTAGAGTATCTACTTGCGTTTTAACAAGTATAGATATTGATTATGCACCTAACGGTTTCGCAGCCTATGAATCAGGTAAAACTAACCAAGCAACAAGAGGTTCAACTGGTATGCCTGTTGGTATTCGCATGGACTTAGCATTCAAAGAAATCGACATTATTACAAAACAATTCTTCAAAAAACCTAATAGTAGAAGTGAACCTTTTGATACTTCACAAGAGGTAAATATTAATCAACCGGCCGGCGGCGGAGTTTAATCAATGGCAAAATATTTTAATTTTTTTCCAAAAGTTTTATATACTCCAAATTCCCAACTGGAATCTTTGGACGTATTGACCAACTTAACAACAAGATTTACCTTTGAACAAAAATTTAAAGAAGATACGTCTGTTTATTACAAATATGACATTAGAGATGGAGATACGCCTGAAATATTGTCATATAAATTGTATGGTACTCCAGAAAAACATTGGATTATTCTTTTGATGAATGATATTGTTGACCCACTTTTTGATTGGCCATTAAAACAACAAAATGTTATAAATTTTGTTAATAGTAAATATTCAGCAAATGCTAGTGTTGGTCAAACAGGATATGAATGGGCTGCATCAAACATCCATTCTTATTACAAAATTGAAACGCAGACCATAAATTCAAACGGTCAACAGAATATTTCAAAGTACCAAATTGATGCAAATACATATGCCGCTTTGGCATCTTCAAGCACACCATACACCTTGGCTGATGGCAATCAAATAACAATTGCTATATCTAAAGAACCAAAAACTTACTATGAATATGAAGTTGATGAGAATGAAAACAAACGAACAATTAAAATCTTAAAACCTGAAATAATTCCAGCGGTAGAAAAAGAATTTAAACGTGTCCTGAATGATACAATTAAATGAGTGAATATAATTTAAAACAAGCAACAGACTTTGACATACGGGAGTTAACAATTGTTACTAACCGTGGCCCATTTGACTTGCGAGGAATGTTTCAAGAGCTAAACATCTTTGATAGCGTCTTGTCTCCATGCATGACAGGCAATCTTTTAATTGTTGACTCATTGGGTTTATCTGAAAGCTTATTGTTGGATGGAACAGAAATTCTTTTGATTGATATTGAAAAAGGTGATGGACTAGAACCACTAAAGAAAAGATTTAGGGTGTTTAGTCAAAAGAACCGAAATCAATATAATCAAACAAGCGAAGCTTATGTGTTAATGTTTGCATCGGAAGAATTTATTCTATCTGAGCAACAGAGAGTTAGCCAGCACTATGAAGATACCTATTCCGAAATTATGTATAGTATTCTTCAAGACTATTTGAAACCTGCAAACGGCAAATTGGGTGGAAATTTTGATGATTCTCTTGGTTTAACAAGCGTGGTTATTCCATTTTTAAAACCATTTGACGCTATCAATTGGTGTGCTAAGCGAGCAATTGGTACAAATGATAAACCTAATTTTGTATTCTTTGAAAATTTGGATGGTTTTAATATCTGTTCTTTAGATACAATTATCGAATCTGATTCTATAATGGAATTAGTATTCTCACCTAAGAATTTAAATTACCTATCCAATACAAGCTTTGATGAAGAATTCTTCGGTGTT